ATGAAAAACAAACCGATCTTCAACGCGGCCAGGCGGCTCGCCTTCGCACTCGTTCCGCTGCTTGCGAGCATGCAAGGGGCGGGTGCGCAGACCGACGACGACACAGCGCTTGCCAGCCGTTTACGCAGCTATGACGAGGTGCTCCTCAACGCGGTGCACCGGGGCGACCGTGCAACCTGGGAGCGCATGACGACGTCGGACTTCTCCTATATCGAAGCTGGTCAGATCGCGCAGCGACGCGAAATTCTGGAGGGGCTCAAGGAAACCGGGAAGAAGCCGCTGGCGATAAGGAAATACAGCGTCCAGCGCATCGGCGACACCGCGATCGTCATTTTTGAGGCCGAGCTCCAAAAGCAGGCGGTCTATACGTCGGCACGATCGTCCGGCCGATTCGTGATGACCGAGACCTGGCAGGAGATCGACGGCGCCTGGAAGTTGAGGCTCGTACATACCGAACCGGTTCGAACGAATCCGCCGGCCGTTCCGCTCGCGCAAGCGCAGCTCGACGAGCTTGCGGGTACCTACCGGTCGAGCATCGATACCGTCGTGATTCGAAGAGACGGACAGCATCTCGTGCTCGTCGGCTCGAACAACGAGCACATCGAGTTGCAACCCGAAACTCGAGACGTCTTCTTCACGCCTGGAGATACGCGGATGAGGCGCGTCTTCCAACGGGATCCGGCGTCGGACCGAGTCACCGGTTTCATCAGGCGCATGGAGAGCAGCGACATCCTCTTCGTTCGTGACTGAGCCAACGTGATGCGCTGCTGCCGTTGCTCGATCGGACGGGAGGGCGATCTCGCCGGGTCGCATTAACATCACATAATGCACATTGTCAGACTTTGGCATTGGTCAGCCAGGACCCCCATCGCGAAATAGGCGACGCTGGCGGAAGTAAGCGTGATCGCCGCCACGCCATGTACCGCGTTTCCCAGCACGCTCAGCAAGCGCTCTCCCAGAGGCGTATTGGCGTGTTTTTCGAGGAGTGCTTCTCGCATGACCTGGTCGACATCCAGGCCGGCGATATCGGCCATCAGTGCCCGGTATTCGACCCCGGGAGACTGGCGCCCAGCTCTCCAGTCGCTCATGCGCTGAGGGCTCACGCCGATCTGTTTCGCGAGGCGGTAATCGCTACCCGCGATTTTTGCGGCTTTGTCAATCAGGTCGACTGCTGTCGGGCTGGTGTTCATCTGATCCTCTACGCAGAGTAGTATTCGGTCCGTACTACCGGAAACACGGTAGTGCCTCCTTGAGGGAATCATACGCTGCGGTGAGTAGCGACCCTCCTGGGGCGGATCAGGGAGGTCCGGATTGACGCCACCCGTCGCTTCTGTCGGGTCAGGTCGTGCGTGCCCCTTGATCACTTCAACCACCTGCCCGGCTTGCGAGCCTGGGCGCACTCGGAGTGACCATGCAAAGCATCATCAAGATCCTGAAGCTCAACGATCCCAAGACCGGCGTTAGCCGCAAGACGGGCAATCCGTACGACATGCAAGACGCCGAGTGCTTGCTGCTTAACCAAGACGGTTCGGTCGATCAAGTCGGCGTCCTGCAAGTTCCGAAGAGCTTGCGTGATGTCGTCGCGCCGGGTGACTTCACGGCGACGTTCGCGTTGCACGCGAACTTTGCTTCTCGTCGCATCGAGGCGGTGCTGACTGGTCTGGTCGCGCTGCCGCCGGACTACTTCAAGAGCGCAAAGGCTCGTACCTCTCCGACTGCCGCGCAGGCCTGATCGTGGCGGTCTGCGCTGTCCAGGGCGCCTCCGGCCTCGAACTGACCACGGTGCAGCCCGGCGGTCCGTGCGCCGGGGTTGTGCTGCTGGAGCCGGTCGACCTGCCTCCTAACCCCTTCTTTCTGTCGCCCGAGGATGGCGCGCTTGTCGCAAGCGCTGTTGCCTCTGTGTGGATCGCGGCGTTCGCGATCCGGGCTGTGATCGCGGTGGTTCGCGGTCCTCGGGACGAGTGATCCCTACGGGAGTCGGACGCCGATATGACTCACCGCGTCAACCTTCGGCAGGAGTGTTCTCATGAAGCAATCGAAGGCCCTCGTGGCTGCTGGTCTGGTGGTCGCGGCTGGTGCAGCCAATGCCGCCCAGGATGTGACTGCCCTGACCGGTGCGATCACGGACATTGCGGCGGTGGGCACGGCGGTTTTCGCCGTCTACGTCGCGATCAAGCTGACCAAGTGGGTTCGCCGCGCTCTCTGAGCGTCTGGCGGTGCCTGGGGCCCCTCACGGGGCCCTTTTTCGTTAGGGAGGTCGCTGTGGGTATCTACGTGGTTATCGCAACCTTGGGGGGCCTATGGATCTTGCTACGCGACTGATGGCTCGGGTGGCGCTTGTGCTGTTCATGGCGCTGGGGTCAGGACTTGCCTCCGGTTATGGGACCGTGGGCAAGGAACCTATACCGGAGCGTTTGCGGTGGTCGTACAGCGTTCCTGCTTGGAATCTGTATTCGGGCTTTGATTTTGATGCGCCTCGCGCTGCTGCTGATGCTGGGGCTGCGGCTGCTGCAAAGGTGTTCGCTGGCGGGCTGTGTTCGCCGTCCTTTAGCTCTACCACTGGCTCTACCTTTTTCTACAACATGATGTCCGGGGCAGACAGGTGCGGTCAGGTCACGGTCAGCGTTGCTTCAAAGTCCTTCCCTGCAACGCAGGTGTGTCCCACTGGATCTAACGAGTTGGGGAATGGAACCTGCGAGTGCGCCCTTAACTTCAAGCCCGAGGGTGGCAAATGTGTTCGCTACGACTGCCCCGCTAAGGGCAGCTACAGCGCTCAGGTCAGTCCTGATGTGAAGCTTCCGAACGCCGGAGACTCCTTTTGCAGTGGTGGTTGTACGGTTACTCCCAGCTCTTGGAAGGTGGACCAAGAGGGGCAGGTCTGGGGCGTTTGGCCGATGAAGTCTGCGAATCAGGCTTGTGGCGGCAAGAAGGATCAGGGCGGCGCTGCACTTGGTGACGATCAGTTGCCGGAAGCGCCGGTCGCTTGTTCATCGAACCAATGTCCTGGGAGTGTGAACGGCGTCAGCGTTTGCGTGCCTTGCAAGTCGGCGACCACGCCCGGCCCGAGTAGCTCGGCTAGTGGCGCCCAGCCTGGGGACCCGCCGAAGGACCCAGCCGACCCGGACAGTGCGGTCAAGGGCAGTACGTCGCAGACCACGTGCGTGGGCGCGATATGCACTACGGTGACGAAGTACTTCGATGGCAAGGGCAACGAGGTTGGTAGCAAGACCGAGGAGCAGTCGGAGACGGACTACTGCCAAAAGAATCCGTCGGCATCGCAGTGCAAGAAGGATTCTTTCGGTGGTGCTTGCGAAGGTGGGTTTACGTGTGAGGGCGACGCGGTCGAGTGCGCTTTGGCAAAGGAAGTCCATACCCGAAATTGCCAGTGGTTCAAGCAGCCGTCGCAGGCGATTTTGGACGCGGGTGATCGCGCGCTTACTGGCGGTGATCGACCGCCTGGTCATCCTGCAGGGGAGGCTGAGACAAAGAGCTTTGCCCTCTCGTCTCTCATCGATATGAGCAATCCCCTCCCCGGCTCTTGCCCGTCTGATGTCGCGGTCACAGTGGGTGGGGCTGCTTACGTTGTGCCGTTCTCTCGCATGTGCAGTGACCTCGATCTGATCGGTCGAGCGATGGTTGCTATGTGCCTGCTCGCTGCTGCGGGCATCGTCTTTAGGGGTTCGTGATGCCGGTGTTTATTGCTGCGCTTATTGGCGCTTTGGTGCAGGCCGCCGGGACCCTGGTGGGTCGCGTGCTGATCTCCCTAGGGATCGGGTACGTCGCCTACTCGGGCTTGGACGTGTCGATTACGTGGGTCCGCGATCAAGCGATCGCGTCGTTGTCCGGACTTGCCGGGCAGACCGTGCAGGCTGCTGGCGTGCTGCGCATCGGGACGTGCATCAGCATCCTGACCTCGGCCATGCTGGCCCGTATCACGCTCAACGGATTGACCGGTGGGGTGCTTAAGAAGATGGTGGTGAAGTAATGGCCATCACGCTAGTCACCGGCTTGCCGGGGCACGGCAAGACCTTGTGGACGTTGTCCAGGTGGAAGCCTGAGGCGGAGAAGGACGGCCGGAAGGTCTATCACAACGACATCCCTGGGCTTGCCATTCCCGACTGGGAAGCCTGGGATGTCCAGAAGTGGGAGGAGCTCCCTCCCGGCTCCATCCTGATCGTCGATGAGGCTCAATTCGCGTTTCCGCTGACGGGGCGCGGTCAGACACCGGAGTGGGTGCAGAAGCTGGCTACGCACCGGCACCGTGGCATCGACATCGTCGTCATCACGCAAAACCCGATGCTGCTCGACAGTTTCGTGCGACGCTTGGTCGACCGACATTTCCACGTGGTGCGCAAGTTCGGCACGCATTTCGCGACGATCTATGAGTTCCCCAACGGTGCTCGCGAGAACGTTGCCACCAAGCGCGATGACGGCATCCGTCACGAGTGGCGATACCAGAAGGAAGTCTTCGACTGGTACAAGTCTTCGCAGCTCCACACGGTCAAGCGGCGCATTCCGATGCGGGTGTTCCTCTTGTTCGTCATGCCCATCGTGTTCCTTGCTGCTGCTTGGGTTGCGTGGCAACGGCTCAATCCGGAGGGCGACCGCATGAGGCAGCTTGCGGGCAAGGAACCCGCGCAGGACGTTCGCCCAGTCGGCGGTGGCGCTGCGTCGCGTGCTGACTCGAAGAATGCGCCGATGACTCTCGAGGAGTACGCCACTGCCTACCGTGCGCGAGTCCCTGGGCTTGCTCACACGGCGCCGATTTACGACGAAGTGACCAAGCCGGTCACAGCGCCCTACCCCGCGGCTTGCGTGTCGATCCGCGGCGCGTGCAAGTGCTATAGCCAGCAGGCGACGAAGCTGGATGTGGCGGCGGACGTCTGCGAGCAAATCGTGGCGGGTGGCTACTTCGTGGCGTGGGACAAGCCGGTCGCGCAGGCCGTTGCTGTCGCCCCGGTAGCGGCCTCGGCGCCTCCAGTGCAGTACGCGCAGGCTGTCGGGATTGAGTGGCGGCCTCCCGCCTCGACTACGCCTGAGCCGTCCGTGCCGCCTGACCTTGGCGCTCCTCCTCGCGTTCGCGCGCCTCGGCCGGGGCATGGCTCGTGATCTTCAAGACCTTGCGGCCGGCGATGTGCTTCGGCCTGGTCAAACAGGTGCGGCACGCGCCGGCGACGAAGGGGCCCCGCTCTGCGGGGACAGGAGCGAACACCTGTTGCGCTCGGTGGCGGCCAAGCGACGCCGGCAGCGCGGGCCCCGACCGCGCGAGGGCGGCGCGCAGCGCCGCTAGATTTATTCCTAGGACACTTCAGAACACAGGAGGGCACATGGACGATTCCACCGATGGATTCGAGGGTTCCAGGCCCGACGAGTTGGGCGAGAACGTTTCTGGTGAGTTGGTTGAGCATCAGGTGCCCTGCCCTGTGTGCCTCGGCGTGGGTGATGAGCAGGGGCCATACGGCTTGATGGCTTGCGAGCCTTGCGGTGGTTCCGGTTTGGTCTCGGCGGATCGCAGAGATGGCCCGCAGGCGCTCTGAAGTGCTATCGGTGAGGCCGCAGGTCCAGCCGGATCTGTTTGGAGGCCCTGACGTCGTTTTCCCGCGTCCACGCGGCCAAAAGAAAGGCCCCGCGACTGCTACCAACAGTCCGGGGCCGGTGACTAACACTCAACGCAGGAGTGCAAGTGAGAAGGCTTATAGACGGAATCCTGTACGAGGGCAAGCGAAGCGATGAGCACGTCATGCGTGTTCATCATCTGGGCAACGGTCACAAAGAGGCAGTGATCACGCGTCAGGTGGTTTGGGAAGAGTTGCGCCGGGCGACCGTCGACGAATTGGAGATGTGGGCTCGGGAGCGTGAGGAGTCCGAAGAGGAACGTCGTCAGGCTAATTTGCTTCGGGCCGCTCGCCGGGCAAAGACACAGGTTCGTCGGCGCGTGAAGGCTTTGGGACTCGATGCCCTGCTCACGTTGACCTATCGCGAGAATCAGCAGGACCTGCCCCTCTGCAAGCAGCACATGAAGGAGTTTGTGCGCCGGATGCGGCGGCTGCTGCCGGGCTTTGTGTACGTCGCCGCGTTTGAGCGCCAGAAGCGCGGCGCGTGGCATGTCCACATGGCGATCCATCGCCTTCCCACCGCCCTCCCCCATGCTGGCGTCAAGGTGAAGTCCTTCAACGTCGTGCGGGCCGTCTGGCGGGCCGTCGTCGGCGAGTTGGGCGGCAACATCGACCAGCAGCGCCGCAAGCGTTGGTCGCAGCAGTCCAGCGGCAAGCTGGCGGCTTATCTCAGCAAGTACATGCTGAAGGCGTTCGCGGAAGGCGACGACTGGAGCAATCGCTACAGCGGTAGTCACGGCATCGAGCTCCCTGACCCGGTGGTCGTTCGCTTCAAGGCGTATGCGATGGCGGACCTGATCGCGCTGGCCTACGGTGAAGCGGCGGACGGTCCCGTCGAGTGCATGACCTGGCTGTCGGGCTTCGGGGATACGTTTTTCCTGTCGACCGAGGGGCCGCCTGGGGGTCAGGTGGTCGACGTGGCGAAGTAG